GTTCATCGGGATCGAAAGGGAAGAGCGTTACTTTCAAATTGCGTGCCGTCGCATTGAGGACGCCCAGAGGCAGGGTGATTTTTTCGTGGAGTCGGCAGCATGACCTTCTCCCCTGTCCGCAAATCAAAGCACAATGGCATAAAGACGGAGTGCGCGCGTGGTCACAAGCATGATTCTCGTCGTGAGGCCCGCCGTTGCGAGGTTCTGCACCAGATGCAGGATCTTGAACTGATCGCTGCGCTCAAGGTCCATCCCTTCTTTCCGTTCGTGATCGACGGTGAGACGCCCAAGATGCGTAACGGACACAAGCTGGGTGTGACACTGGATTTCTCCTACGTCGATGGCGAGCGGCTTGTCGCGGAAGATGTGAAGGGCCGCAGTAAGCTCGCTGATAGCCGCGACTGGCCGATACGGCGGACACTGTTTGAAAACATCTACAAGTCTTGGGAATTGCGCGAGGTGCGTTCATGAGCCTTTGGCCCTCATGGTATCACCCTGAATACCGCAAGCCCGCAGAGATAGGTAAGATCATCTCATTATGCGCGGAACACTTCAACCTAACCGTTGAGGCCATCACTGGGCCGTGCAGAAAGCGCGCCGTCGCATGGCCCCGCCATCTTGCCTATCTTCTGGCTAAGCGCTGCACACACAGGGAATGGACGGTCATAGGTCGCGCCTTTGGCGGCAGGGACCACAGCACTATCATAACAGGCTGTCGTGAGGCTGAAGGGCGTATCAGCCGCGATCCTGTCTGGCGTGAGCACTACGCGGCTATCAAGATGAAGGTGCGGGGATGAGCGGTTTTGCTGTCCTCCACAAAAGCCTGCTCGGCCACCCTGCTTTTCGTAATGATGCGGAGGCGATGGCGTTCGCATGGATGATTCTACGCGCATCATGGAGGCCGGTTCGCGTCCGCTACAAAGGGAAAGCTATATCCCTTAATCGGGGGCAACTCGCTGTTTCCGTTAGAGATATGGCCGAAGCAATGGACCGCGATAAGGCGTGGATCGAGCGCCTTTTTAAACGTCTCCGAGACGAGACAATGATAGAGACACATGTTGAGACAGGCGTGTCGGTCATAACTATATGTAATTACACGCAATATCAGGATTTGGGCGAAACACGTGAGACGGCAACTGAGACGCCAGACGATACAGACGCAAGACAGACGCAAGACACAGAACAACAAGATAAACCAGATAACCAGATAACCAGTTCGGAAGCTAAAGCTTCCTCACCGCGCGCGCGAGCCGAAAATGAATTTCCATGCCCTGAAGGCGTCGATCAGATCGACTGGCAGTCCCTGCTCGCCAATCGCAAGCAGCAGCGTGCACCGATGAACGCTGGGGCATATCGGCAGATCCTGCAAAAGCTTGAACGCTGGTCACGCGATGGATGGCCGCCGGGTCCGATTGTTGCCTACGCCGTCGAGCGGGGTTGGAGAACGGTTTTTGAAACGGACGAGATGAAACATGGAAACGCACAGCATCACATTGGCAAACCCCGGCAAACCAGCGACGGCGGTAGGGCTAGCGGTTGGCTCAGTTGACGCTTTCGAGGAACGGCTGTTCGACCTGAAATCGACAACGGTTTCCGAATGGCGGGACCCGGACGGTTTTCAGGAATGGGTTACGGCGATGACCGGCCTTGCTGGCGACATCCGCCGACGACGAGACGCGCTGGCCTATCGCTGCAAGCCGCTTAACGAGATTGAGCCGGAGTGCAATGGTCCGCTCTCCAAGGAGGCTGGCGACCTGTTACGACCGATTGGTGCGAAGGTGTCCCCCGGCTTGTCGCTTGAGCAGGCTACCGCATGGCGCAAGGCCGTTGTCATGGCGCTGTCCGACATGCCGCCCGACATTCTGCTGATCTCGCTTCGCAAGGCGCTGCACGTGCCGTTCAAGTTCCTGAACGAGGTTGAGGAGGCGGTGCGGAATCATTCAAAGGCACCGCGCGCGATCCTCGCTCTTGGCGTGTCGAGGCTGAACCGGATGCTGCCGAAGGATGTGCCGGACATCCGTGAGCTTCGTCATTTCGGCCCCAAGGAAGATTTCCCGCTGTGACATGGACTGGATCGAAACCAAAGGCCGCGCGCCACAGAAGCGAGAGCAGCCCTATTGGCTACTCTTCCGCAACGGCAAGGAAAGCAAGCAACCCTACACTGCCAAGCAGATGCAATGGGGCCACCACCGCAAGGGCATGGATGATGACTACGACATCGTGGCTGTGCGTGCTGAATAGGTATTGACAGAGGCAATATCATCGATTACTACAGCATCAGAGCCAAGGTGGCTCGCTCAGGAGAAATGAGATGGAAAAGGTAGCTTGGTTGGCAAAGGATGGCTCGGTTAGAACTGGGGAAATTTCCAATCGCGGTTTTTTCAATGTTGACCGTGGCGAAGAATATGAAATCGTACCTGACGCCAACCCTGCCGCTGTCGTTTTTGTGAAAATTGATAAGGTGATTTATGATGCCTGACCAACGGGCAACTATTGAGAATTTCTCAATAGTTGAAAGCGCCTCAAAGGCAATCCTGCTGCTCTATACGCATGGGTTTTTAACCGCTTCCGAGCGCAACGCGGCAAGAAAGCGCCTTGGAAAGGCAACCGTCAAGAAATCATTGACAGTTGAACCTGTAAGATATCGTTACAAGATGGGCGGCGATGGTAATGCTCAAGGCTGTTACGCCTGCGGTTCGCCGCCAATTGACTGGTGTGATGACCCTTGGGGCAAGCTTCCATGGATCGTAACGCTAAAAGATAGCGGTAATTGGCGTTTTCTGATTGACAGGCGTGATCATGTGAATCCAGACATGTTTTCGGGATTCAAGATAAACAATTATGGCAACATAGGCAATGCATCGCGCACAACCGGCGAAGGCGGTCGCTTGGCCCTGCACAGATCTCATTTTATTGAGGACTTGCCAGAATGAACATCAAACAAACCCGTCATAGCCTCAACATGAGCGTAAGGGAGTTCTCCGATGCACTTGGAGTCTCCCCCAACGCTGTGCGCCGGTGGGAGATGAACCCCATCCGCAGCGGATACCGGACGCCAAGCAGGCAGACGATGATGCTGATTGAAAACCTTTTGGAAGGAGGCGCGACATCACACATGTGCGGCCAGCGTGAAGGGATAGGGATATGAGTAGATATTACATCGATTGCGAGTTTGACGGACACAACGGGCCGCTACTCAGTCTGGCGATGGTGCGCTAGGATGATGAACCGAGCATCAATCGTAATTGGCATGGCGCTGTTAACATACAGTGCGATCCGTCTGATGGAGACATTGGCCCAACCATCCCCCACAACCCGCACATACGAAGACGGCGTGCGTGACTGCATCGAGGCTTTGCCGAAAGCCTATTTGCAGAATCCGCACGCAGCATGTAGCGGGCCAGTGCGGCTTGCACATGAAGCAGCCCGCGCCGCCCTCGAAACTCTGCTGCCAGACCCTGCGGAGGAGCCGGTGAGGGAGTATGAAGTGTGGCGTGTCAATGAAATTGCTTCAGGACGGCAGGTGTCCTTTAATCCAACACATTCTGAGTTCTCCCGCTGGCTCACCCAAAACTACACGCTGGAGAAGAAGTGATGGATTTCTTCCGTTACGATAGTGAGCCGACATGGGCTAATTGCGCATTGGGTATGGCCGCTGAATTAGGCACTATCGCCGCATTCGCCGCCTGTCTCTACACACTCTCGCGCTTCGGGATACTCCCATGACACACACAGCAGAGCAGGAGAGAGAGGCTGTGGCGAGATTCTTGCGTGACATCCAACATAAGTTCACCGCGCGCGAAACGGCCACAGTGCGCGATACGTTGGAGTTTGCCGCCGTGTTAGTCCAGCGCGGGGAACACATCAAAGGGGGTGAGAATGGCTAGAGGCCGCCCTCCTGCCACACGCGCCCGCGTCATGAACTACTGGCGCGAGCATGGGCCTTGCTCCATCATGCAGGTGTGCAGGGCAACGGGGGCGGATCGCAGGCATGTGCAAAGAATGTTCCGTGCTGCGGAGAAAGCTGATATGGTGGTGGTATGAGCGCAGGAGAAATGATTTCGATTTGCATCTCAATGGTATTGAGTGGATGGATAACCGCCGTGCTATGTCGGCATACATCCAAGACCAATGCCAAATTGAGAGAAGCTGCAATTTCATCCATCGAGTGCGGCTCTGGCCCTGATTGGACCAAGCCAAGAGCCTATATTGTCAGGATGCAAGGCAAGCAAGCCTCAATCATCGCCCGCGCGGCACAAATACGAGCAGAGCAATTATACGCGGCCTATGTTGACGAGCTGAGAAAAAAGCACGGTATTTGATTTTTGCCGCATAGGCAGGCCTGAAAATTAGGCATATCTGGTTTGCCCATGAGCGGGCAGACATCATCCGCAGAGATGAAAAAAAACCAAGTTGCTCGCTCAGGGCAGCATGGAGGCCCGCGCCCTAATTCTGGCCGCAAGCCAGGAAAATCATCTGCTCCCCTTCGTGAAATAGCCCGTCAGCACATGGAGAAGGCGGTCAACGCCTTACTCAATGTTTTGGATGACGTGGAAGCTCCTGCTGCCGCACGAGTATCGGCGGCCAACTCAATCCTTGATCGGGGATACGGCAAGCCTGCTCAGCCAGTAGATGGTGATGGCGAAGGCGGGGCTATCAGAGCGGTGCATGAAATCATTTTGCGCGGGGTGATGCCAAAATGAGCACAGCAGAAGTACGCATCCCGGCAAAGCTTGTCCCTGTATTCACAGGCGAGGCTGATGTGCGCGGTTCCTATGGTGGTCGCGGATCAGCAAAGACGCGCACATTTGCCAAGATGACCGCTGTTCGCGCTCATATGTGGGCGCAGGCGGGTAGAAGTGGGATCATCTTCTGCGGTCGCCAATTCATGAACAGTTTGGCCGACAGCTCGCTAGAGGAGATCAAGGAAGCCATCCGTGAAGAAGAATGGCTCGTTCCGCATTTCGAGATCGGTGACAAATATATTCGCACAGCCTGTGGCAAGGTGTCCTATGGCTTCTATGGCCTTGACCGAAACGTCAACAGCATCAAGTCGAAGTCTCGCATCCTGCTTGCGTGGATCGACGAGGCCGAACCTGTAACCGATGAAGCGTGGACCAAGCTTATTCCCACGCTTCGCGAAGAAGACAGCGAGCTTTGGCTGACATGGAATCCGGAGCGCAAGACATCATCGACCAACAAGCGGTTCTACAAGACCGACGATGCGCGTTCAAAGATTGTCGAGATGAACTGGCGGGACAATCCTTGGTTTCCTGACATATTGGAGCGTCAGCGCCTTAAGGACATGAGAGAGCGCCCGGAGCAGTATGGGCATATATGGGAGGGGGAGTTCCTGACCGTGGCCGAGGGAGCTTACTACGCCCGCCAGATTGTTGATGCACGTGCAGATCGTCGTATCTGCAAGGTCAACGAAGATCCGCTCATGCGCATCTATGCCGTCTGGGACATTGGTGGCACTGGCGCAAAGGCGGACGCCACCGCCATCTGGATAGTCCAGTATATCGGTGCTGAAATACGCATTCTCGATTATTACGAGGCTGTTGGTCAACCCCTTGCTGCGCATGTGAATTGGTTGCGCGACAATGGATATGGCAAAGCGCTGTGCATCCTTCCTCATGACGGTGCAGCGCATGATCGCGTGCATGATACAACCTACGAGGGTGCACTAAGGGCTGCTGAGTTCGATGTGCTGGTGGTGCCTAATCAGGGCCGTGGCGCAGCGATGCAGCGGATTGAGGCGGCGCGTAGACTATTTCCGCAAATGGTGTTTGATGAGGAGTTTTGCCAAGCCGGACTGGAAGCAATCGGATGGTATCACGAAAAGCGAGACGATGAGCGCGGAATAGGGCTTGGTCCTGAACATGATTGGTCTTCACACGGGGCAGACGCATTTGGCCTGATTGCTGTGGCTAGGCCGCTATTAATTCCAAGGGTTCACGAAAACGACGACGATTTTGAAGGTTGGCAGGCCGACGATGGCCGGTCGAGCATAGCGGGGTATTGAAAATGGCCTCACAGCCTATTCTTGACGATGAAATGAACGAAACCGGGCAGGAGGTTGAAAACTCGCCTCTGCATATCCGTGACATTATTGCCGCTGAGAGCGTGACCGATCTGCTTGACGACACGCAGCTTGCCAATATCGGGCAGCGCTGTCTCACTGACCTTGAGATTGACGAGAACAGCCGCAAGGACTGGCTTGTATCATATCGCAAATGGCTCGATACGGCCATGCAGGTGGCGAAGTCTAAGACAACGCCTTGGCCGGGTGCGGCGAATGTTATCGTCCCCATACTCACCACGGCATCGATCCAGTTTCATGCCCGCGCGTATCCTGCCATCGTGGACAATGCGCAGCTTGTGAAGGTCAAGGCGCTTGGCCCCCAGAATGAGGACAAGAGCGCTCGCGCTGACCGTATTTCCGATCACATGACATGGCAGCTTACCGAGGATATGCCATCATGGGAGGAAGAGACTGACCGACTGCTGTTGATGCTGCCCATCATTGGTTGCGTGTTTCGCAAGACTTGGTTTGATCCCGTCGAGCGTCGCAATGTCTCTGAAATGGTTTCGGCAGAGGATTTTGTCGTCAACTATTGGGCGAAGTCACTCAAGGACACGCCGCGTTACAGCCAGATACTCCGCTTCTATCCACATCAGGTGAAGGAACGCATCACAGCAGGCTTGTGGAGGGATATAGGGACTGTCCTTCCTTCCGATGACAGGCGCAACGAAAGCAGCGACGACGATGGCCTGATTGTCTTTATCGAACAGCATTGCCGTATCGATCTGGATGATGACGGCTACCCTGAGCCTTATGTGGTGACGTTCCACAAGGACACCGGGCAGGTCGTGCGTGTCTCGGTGTGCTTTGAGGAAGAGGATGTTGTCCTCTCTGACGATGGCGGCAAAGGCGCGGTAGTTCGGATCGAACGCAGCCAGTATTTCAGTAAATATGGCTTTCTCCCCTCTCCTGACGGCTCGTTCTACGACATGGGCTTCGGCATGCTACTGGAGCATCCCGGTGCAGTCATCAACGCGACAATCAACCAGCTATTGGATGCAGGTGCTTTAGCCAACTCCCAAGGTGGATTCATAGGTTCTGGCGTCAACATCAAGGGCGGCGCGCTCAAGATGACGATGGGCAAGTGGAACCGCGTTGACGTGACTGGCGGTACGCTGCGTGAAAACCTTGTACCGTTCCAGCTTCCCGGCCCCAATCCCACGCTGTTTGAGCTGCTTGGCTTCATGGTGGACATGGCGAAGGGCATCACATCGGTTCAGGACGTGATGACCGGGGGAGAAGATGCCCAGACCGCTCCTGTGGGAACGACGCTCGCCCGCATTGAGCAGGGCATGAAGGTGTTTTCCGCAATCTACAAGCGTATCCATCGAGCATTCAAAACCGATTTGCGCATGCTGTTCAAGTTGAACCGCTATCACATGGACGAACAGGTCTATTTCAACCTCAACGATGTTCCGGGCGAGATCATGGCCGCAGACTATCGTGAGGACGATCTGGACGTGTCTCCGATGTCAGACCCTACGGCGGTCACAGACTTGCAGAAGATGAGCCGTATCGACTTCCTGATGGCGACATTCAGAGGCGATCCTAACGTGGATCAGGTGGAGCTTGATCGGAGAGCTATGGAAGCGGCGGGGACGCAAGACATCGAAGCTCTTTTGAAGCCCAAGGGACCAGACCAAGATCCGGCATTCCTGATGGCGCAGGCCGACATGGCTAACAAGCGTGATGAGACAGTGGCATCGATCCGACTGAAGGACGCGCAAGCTGCGGCGCAACTCGTAATGGCCGCGAAGGCTGCTGCTGAAATGGGCAGTGCGAATGACGCGAATTTCTTCATCATCCAAGCCCGCGAACTGGCGGGAGATAGCGGGGAATATGGCAACGAACAAACTCACGGACCCGGAAGTGTTTCGGATGTGGAAGGAGCATCGGCTGACGAAGGCGTATCTGGAATACCTGAGCCAGCGTCGGGTGAACCTGATGGAGGCATGGGGGTCGGGCCGGGTGTTGCAGGAGGCGGACCAGATGGAGGCGTTCCTGTGCCAACAGATGGTGGAACTGGACTGTAATGCCGTGCGCGGTGTGTTCGATTTGGAGCCTATAGAGGAAGACGATGCAGAATAAATCAGGAATCATTCCGAGCGACATGCGGGTGCTGATCAAGCCTCACCCCGTCGAAGAGGTCACGAAGGGCGGGATCATTATCGCTGATGTCACCAAAGAGCGTGAGAAATACGCGCAGACCCGCGCCACGTTCATCGCTGGCGGGGGCAACGCTTTCAAGGATTGGGGCGATGAATGCCGCATCCCCATGGCTGGCGATGAGGTCATCATGGCTCAGTATTCCGGCAAGATGCACAAGGGCGCGGACGGTGAGGATTACCGCATCTGCAATGATGAGGACGTGATCGGGTTTTGGGAGGCAGCACAATGACCGCACTACAGGACGTTGCGGCGCAGGAGTCGCAGGAAATCGACGTTTCACAAGGCGGGAACGATAGTCAGGAGCGCGATTGGGAAACCGAGGCGCGTGATCTTGGCTGGCGTCCCGAAGAGGACTTCAAGGGCGACAAGAGCCTCTGGGTCGATGCGCAGACGTTCGTGAAGCGCGGTGAAGAGGTCATGCCCATCCTCAAGAGTCAGCTTAAGACGCTCAAGGGCGAATTGGCTGAGATGCGCAAGGAATTTCGCAAGGCCAACGAGTTCTTTTCCAATTCCGAACAGCGCGGCTATGAGCGGGCAATGGCCGATATTCAGGCCAAGGCAGAAGCCGCCGCCGAGGTTGGTGACAAGGCCGGGGTTCGTGCCGCGATGGACGAGGCCGCGAAACTCAACAAGCCAGCCGAATCGCCCAAAGCGGAACAGATCAGCCGTGAGGATTTGGCGAACTGGTTTGCCGATAATCCGTGGTACAAGAGCGACCATAGTAAGACTGCTTTTGCAGACCTGATCGGTGATGAACTGGCAGAGAAGCGCGGCGGCAATCTGACCAAGGATGACTTTGACGAGATTACCCGTCGCGTTGATGAACGCTTTGCCGAAAAGCCCAAGGCCAAGAGCGCGGTTGAAGGCTCTACGCCACGCACGACCAAGCGAGGGGAAAAGACCCTTGCCGATCTCCCCCCTGAAGCGCGCAGGCAGGCTGAGAAATGGGAGCGCGATGGTATCTGCTCGACCAAGGACTATCTTAAAAACTATCAGTGGGACTCTTGAACATGGAAAATACAGCACCCCGCCGCCGTGGCCGTCCTCCGGTTGATCGTGACCAGATCGTCAAGTCGGAGATTGTGACCAGCGAAACCCGTGCGGTCGAGCCGGAAGGGCGCAGACGACGCAGGAAGGCACTTGATGGGCTGGCTCAGAAGCTCGCCGCGCCCAAAATTCCGGGCCATACAACCCGCTTTGTGAACGATGATGGCAACAGGCTTGCGGAATTGCAGGAATTGGGCTATGAATTTGTTCCAAGCGGCACCGCAGCAAAAGATGGTGTCGGCTCGCGTGTCTCGCGACTGGTTGGCACCAAGGCCAACGGCGAACCAATGCACGCATATCTCATGGAAACCCCTGACGAGCTTTATGCCCAGGGCGTAGACGAACGAGAAGCAACAGTCCGCCAGACTGACGAGGCTATCCGCGCTGGACGTGACCAAACCGGGCAAATCGAGAATATCCATTCTCGTGCTTCCCATGGGTCCATCACGTCGAGCGCCGAGGGATAATCCCTGACACCGCGTTCGGCGCTGCTGAACGAGGTTTCCAATGGCAAACGCTAACGTTGCGACAGGGCTTACCCCTGTCCGTTATCTGAGCGGCGCGCCTTACAACGGCGCAACCAACCGCTACTACATGCCGTCAACTGACACCAACGCCGCTGGTTATATCGGCGCACTGGTTAAGCCTGCCGGTTCCGCCGACGCCAATGGCGTCATGACTGTTACCGCTAACGTTTCTACCGGCAATCCGGTTGTGGGCGTTATCGTGGCGGTCGAACCCATCACCCGCGACAGCACGATCTATCGCGAAAACTCCACCTCCCGCTATGTGCTGGTGGCTGACGATCCAAACCTTGTTTTCGAGGTGCAGGACAATTCGGCTTCGGGCGCGTTGACCGCAACGGTTGTCGGTAATGCCGCTGACCTGACCGGTTTTACCAGCGGGTCCACCACAACGGGCCGCAGCTCGATCCAGATTTCCAGCACGACCGTCACCTCTTCTGGCGACGGCACGGAGGATGTTCTGATCATCGGTGCTGCAAACCGTCCTGATAACGTCGTCGGTGACACGTACTGCAAGTGGAATGTTCGCCTGAACAACCACTTCTACGTCGATGGCGTGGCTGGCGCATAAGGAGGGCTGAACAATGACCGTATCAACTGGCAATATCGCCAAACTTCTCTGGCCCGGCCTTAACGCTGTCTGGGGACGCGACTACAAGGAATATCCGACCGAATATACTGACCTGTTCAGCATGGAATCGTCGGATATGAACTATGAGGAAGAGCAGGAAGTGACTGGTCTTGGCCTCGCTCCGGTGAAAGCCGAGGGCGCTGCCACGCAGTATGACACTTTTGCTCAGGGAACGACGGCGCGCTATACGCACACCGCGTTCGGTCTGGGTTTCATCATCACCCGCGAGGCGATTGATGACAACAAGTATGAGAAGGCTGGCCTGCGGAATACCCGCGCGCTTGCATTCTCCATGCGCCAGACCAAGGAAAACGTCGCAGCCAACGTCTACAATCGGGCGCAAACGTCTGGCTATACCGGCGGCGATGGCGTAATCCTTTCCTCTACGTCGCACCCCACGCTTGCGGGAAACCAGTCCAACCGTCTCACTACGGCGGCTGACCTGTCAGAAGCGAGCCTTGAAGATCTGTGCATTCAGATTCAGGCGGCGACCAACTCTCGCGGACTTCGCATTGCGTTGCGCCCCGATACCCTGATTATCCCGTATAATCTGGAATTCGAGGCCATGCGTATTCTGAAGTCGGTGCAGCAGTCGGGCACGGCGAACAACGACATCAATGCGCTGCGTGCATCGGGGGCTTTCCCCGGTGGCGTGAAGGTGAACCACTATTTCACCGACACGGACGCCTTCTTCATTCGGACCAACTGCCCGGATGGAATGAAGGGGTTCCAGCGTATTTCTGCCGAGTTCGCGCAGGATGAGGATTTCGATACGAGTAACTTGAAATACAAAAGTTACGAAAGATATTCCTTCGGCTGGACCGATTTTCGCGGTTTGTATACGAACGGGATGGGTGCTTAAGCCTTACCATTAACTGATCTGGGGCCGTGGGTTGGAAGTGCCTGCGGCCCCTTTTCATTGCCTTTCATCCATGCTATGACATGCGGCACCGGCAACCGCGAGCCGGTAGCAGACAAATGCGGCCTTACCCAAACTACGGGTTTTCCGTGTGACCCCAAGAGGGTCCGTAGGAGGTCTAAATGTCTGCATCCAATTTCCCCAATGGGTTCTCTCAGGGCGTCACCATTCGCGGCGTTCCCCTTGTTCAATCTCATCCCGGTCAGGTTCTCTGGGTGGGCAACAGCTCGTCCAGCCTTCTCCCCGGCCATCGTGGCGCGTCGGACGCCAATCGCGGCACCTTCGAAAGCCCGCTCTCGACGATTGACGCTGCCATCGGCATGTGCACCGCGGGCCGTGGCGATGTCATCTTTGTGAAGCCGGGTCACACTGAAACGCTATCGAGCGCCGGAGCAATTACGGCTGACATTGCTGGCGTTGCGATTATCGGTTTGGGCGTTGGTACGGCTCGCCCGACGCTTACGCTCGACACGGCAACCACGACTACTATTTCGGTGACTGCGGCGAACGTCACGTTCAAGAACATGATCTTCTCCGCGAACTTCGCGGACATCGTTTCGGTATTCACGACCACGACCGCGAAATATTTCACGGTTGAGGATTGCCGCATTCAGGCGACCGCGACGAACATGAATTTCCGGTATGTCGTGGATACCAACGCGACCAGTAATGACACTGACGGCCTTGCTCTCATCAATAACCGCTGGATTGAGCCTGATCTTGCCACCGTTGCGATGGTGAAGATGGACGGCACAAACGCGGGCGTCACCATTCAGGACAACTACTGCGTGATTGGCGTCAACAACAACGTGGCGACACTGATGGCGCAGGCAACCACCAAGGTTGTGACCGGCCTTCGCTGCACCGGGAATCAGGTTTACCGCCTCAACACCGACACGGCGACGGGCGGGCTTCTCATCACCACGGACGTCTCGACCAACACCGGGATCATCGCCAACAATTTCGCGCAGCACGCGGATACGGCGGCGGAGGTTCTGGTTACGGCATCGTCTGGCTATGGTTTCTTCGAAAACCGCGCATCGGGTGTTGCTGGCGCAACTGGCTACGTCCTGCCAACGGCTGACAGCTAATGCTCGTTCGCATCAGGGAGACTGAGGGAGGCTTTCATGTCTCCCTCTATGCTCAGAACTTCGAGGGTGAACAGCGGACGGTTCCTACGCTACCGGAAGCTTTCGCTCTGCGCGACCATGCGGTGCGGCACGGAGGCTTTCCACAAGCGCCCAAACCGGAGCCTGAAGTCGGTCCAGCCGAAGGAATATCTTTCGTAACTTTTGTATTTCAAGTTACTCGTATCGAAATCCTCATCCTGCGCGAACTCGGCAGAAATACGCTGGAAACCCTTCATGCCATCCGGGCAGTTGGTCCGAATGAAGAAGGCGTCCGTGTCGGTGAAATAGTGGTTCACCTTCACGCCACCGGGGAAAGCCCCCGATGCACGCAGCGCATTGATGTCG